CGGCGGACGGCCGGATCTTCCAATTGCCGCCGAGCAAGCGCTCGCGCTCGAGCAAAGGCAGCGCCAGCAGCCAGGCGAGGTATTCCGGGTTGATCCGCAGCAGCGCCGGGTTGTCGAACACCTTGGCCGGGACAAAGGTGACGCTGATCGGCCGCGGCGGGTCGACACCGGGTGGCAAATCTTCCGAAGGCGCCATTTGCGGCGTCAAATCATCCGGGCGATCGGCCCAAATGATCTCCTCCGCAAGACGAATGTAGTAGCGCAGCACACCGGCGCGCTCAGGGATCGGCAGCCCGGTCTCCTGGTCGATCCACCAGGCGAGGAACTCGGCGACCCAGCTGTCGGCGTCGGGGTTGCAGGTCGCCCGGATATAAGGCCGCACCCCGCAGGTCGAGCGGTTGCGGCTGACCATGTAGAAGAACTGACGTGCGGTAAAATGCGTCAGCTCGTCGAAACAGATCAACGTGAGCTGGGCGCCCTGCCAGTCATAGACGGTCCTGTCGAACTGCAGATGCGAGAACTTGATCTTGCCGCCGCACCGCCAGCGCCATTCATGCGCTCGAAGGTGCGGGGTGCCCCCGAACCGCGCATAGAAGTTCAGGCTCTCATCCCATAACCCACCGGGATTGGTGATCTGCGGCGTGGTACGCCGGAAGAACACTGCGGTAAAGCCCGGCACGCGGCTGACAAAGCGCAGCGGCTCGAGGATCAGTCCGACCGACTTCCCGCCACCCGCCGCCCCGCCATAGATGCAAATATCAGCCGGGGTTCGCAGAAACTCGGTCTGCGGTCCGGGCTGTGGCGAGGCTGTGGCTCTGGCGGACAATGGCGGCATTTCACGTGCTGCTCGTTGAGCCAAGCGGATCTGATGACTGCTGGCGCTGCCGTTTCCTGGCGAAGTAGTTGTCTTGCACCTCGCGTAACGCCGCCGTCAGGTCGGGATCTCGACAGTTATCGGGCAGCAGCAGGACCTCCGAATTCGCCTCGCCCGTGGCGGCCGAAGTTGCCTCATCCACCACGATCCGCTCCCGCCAATGCGCCCGCGTCTTCAACCAGAAAATCTGGGCAGTGATGTTGCCCGCTTTGGCGGCGGCGAATAACGAGCCGGAGATCATCGCATTGGCCTCGGCCACGCCGCGGTCGAGTTCACCGCGAAAACGCTTGCGCAACGTGTTCGGGGCGCACCCGAGTAAACGGGCGATGTCGTCTTGCGGGAGACCGAGACCGGCCAAGTGCCGCACCTTCTCGCGCAGCGCCTCAGTCACGACAAAGGCTGTTCTCGCCATGATCAGTTCCTAAGGGATCGAGACCCTGCTTCGCTGCCCACTCATCGAAAGATTGCCCCGAGGCTTGATGTGTCGCGCTGCGCCCAGTGAAGAGCTCCCAGCGGCGCACGACGACATCGACATACGCGGGGTTGAGCTCAAGCCCGTAGCAGAGGCGGCCGGTCATCTCCGCGGCGATCGCACTGGTGCCCGAGCCGAGAAACGGGTCATAGATCACCTGGCCGGGACGAGTGTTGTTGACGATCGGGCGGCGCATGCATTCGACGGGCTTCTGCGTGCCGTGTCCCCAGCTGTGCTCGCGCTCGCGGCTGCTGCCGAAAGGATTGAGAGAGGCAATCGACCATAACGTCGTCTGGGTGCGGTCGCCTTGCCAGTGGCTTGCCTTGCCCTCTCGCACCGCGTACCAGCAGACCTCGTGCTGCCAATGGTAGTCGCCGCGGCTGAGAGTGAAGTGCTGCTTCGCCCAGATGATCTGTGCGCGCAGCTGGAAGCCGCAAGCAGCAAGCCCGGCAGCGACGATATCGCCGTGCAGCGCCCCGAACCATACATAGGCGGCGTCTCCGGGAAACAGGGCATAGGCCTCCTGCCAGTCGGCGCGATCGTCGTTGAGCACCTTGCCCCGTGCCAGCTTGCCTCGGCTGAGGCCGCGGCGCGCTCGCCAGCTCGGGTCGTAGCCGACGCCGTAAGGCGGATCGGTGACCAGCAAAGGAGGTTCGAATCCGGCCAACACCAGTGCGACATCGGCCGCGTTGGTACTGTCGCCGCAGCCGATTCGATGGTCGCCCATCACCCAGACGTCGCCCGGCCGACTGACCGGTTGATCGGGGACCGCCGGGACGCTGTCAGGATCGGTCAGGCCGCTCGATCGCAAACCGTCCAGGATCCTCTCAAGCTGGTCCGGCTCGAAGCCGATCAGACCAAGATCGAACTCGCCGGAAGCGATCTCCGCAAGCTCAGTGCGGAGCAGTTCGAGATCCCAGCTTCCACGCGCCGCCAGCTGATTGTCGGCCAGCCGATAGGCGCGTTTTTCTTCCTCACCCCAGCCGCGCGCGACGATCACTGGGATGGAGGTCCATCCCAGCTTGGTGGCGGCGCGCACGCGTCCATGGCCGCAAATCAGCTCGCCGTTCTCGTCGACCAGCGGCGGGTTGGTCCACCCGAATCTCCGCATCGAGTCGGCCACTTTGTCGATGTCGGTCTCGCTATGGATTCGGGCATTTTTGGCATAGGGGAGCAGCCGCTCGATTGGCCAATGCTCAATCCGTTCCGCCGGCCACGGTCGCGTCAGCTGCCCTCCTTCCGATTCCGCTAGTTCAACAGCATTCTTCGCCTCCGCATCGGCCCGATGCGTTTCGGCGCGGGCTTGAGCGGAGGATTTGCGGCAGCAGCTGGCGATGAAAAGAGTCAGATGGTTTCTTTGGCCGGACGTTTCGTTGGCATGTTTCGAGGTTCAGTTGCGCGTTAATGCGCTCTCGAGCCGTGCTTGCCGCGCCCTCTCTTCGAAGACGGTTCGAGCTCCGCCCATGCCTTCTGAAGGCCCCTGGATAGGCGTTAGAGACCTCGGCCATGCATCGCCGCCTTGCCTCCAATTTGGTGAGCGGTGCTTCGGGGACCGTGATCTTCCGCAGGTGGCGCAGGATCGCACCGGACACCGCGGCTGTCTTTGTATTTCGGGCCGGCCATACGCTAGTCACATCAGAGCGCAAAAACTGGGGCGATCTCCAAACCAGAAGACCACGCGAACGGGACCACAATCCCACCGCCCCAACCGAATAGTCCGGAGTAAAACGGAAGGCCAAATCGTTCAGCTCAGCCGGCGGCACCGGGATTTGCTCATTGCTGCTCCGGCCGGGTTTGATCCCCGTCAGTGGGAGACGGGCGCTCCGGAGCTTCCTGTGCAGGTCGTCCAAGGCTCTGTCCGGCGGCGGTGGTGCAAGCCCTCCGACTAGTGCGGATTTAAATTCTTCCGGCGGTGCCGATTCGTGATCAGCGTCAGAGTTCTTGGTCCGGAATCGTGGAAGCGAGCGCACATCTAATCGCGTCCCGTCGGTGAACAGGGCCGCCACCATCGCCTCCGTCTCGCTGAAGTCCGATATGGCGGCAACTCTTTGATAGTCGCGGGTTCGTATCCACATCAAGACTTCGCCAAGACCCCAATACTTCTTTTGATCCCCGGTACTGGCGGCGGATCCTCTATCGAGGTTGGCCTCCCTATACAGCTGGTCGTTTTTGGCGCAAGGGATCAGCCGCTCGATCGGACATTGATCGACCGGATTGGCTGGCCAGGGCCCTGGCACATGCTCCGACTCTAATTGTGTAGACATGACTTTCCCCCATGTTGCGCGCACGAAACCTACCGCAAGTTGGTACTCACCTCAATCCTCGGTGCCTTTGCGATGATATTTTACGCTTTAATCGACGCCGCGTTGACGCTTATCGGAAAGGCGTCGACAAGGCCGCCGCATCACGGTAAATTGCCGAACACTGTGGAAGCGTAAGTGCTTGGCCTAAAAAGAGTTTCTCGACCAGGAAAGGGCGCTCGTCGGCCCCATCCTTTTTATAGACGGTAAATTCACCGGCCGTCCTCGATCACGCGCCTATAAACCTTTCTTTCTTAAGCGTTTACAGCGGCCCATCCATCCTGCGACGCGGGCCAAAATTGCGGTTTCAGCCAATTTAATGGCCCCGAAACCTACTTATTAAATTCCAGAATCACCCGATAACGACCCGTTTGCAGAGACGGGTTCGCTCCTGACTGGCTCCTCCAGCGGAGAGTCACACGAAATCCTTGCGGCTCCGTTCTCGCTGACTTGTCCGCTTCCTGAAATCAGGACTAGACCGCGCCAGCAACTTTTACTGGCGCGGAGGGATGCTGCTGTGTGGCCTGACGAACACCCAATCGTCGATGAAGATGCCGGCAGCTCCCTTGGCTTTTCTCGCCCACAGATCACCCTCCCATCGCCCGACCCGGACGAAGCTCAGATAGTCGAGGCTGACGTCGCCATAGTGGCCATGCCGGATGTGCCAAAACAGCACCGACTCGCAGATGCCGCTATCCGGAGCCTGCGCAAGGTGCACGGGCACGCGACGGCGCAGCTGCCATTGTCAAACTAGTCTCCGGTGATGCGCCAGTCCGGAATCTCGGACATCGGAAGACCTCTCAGCTCTTCGTCGGTTTTGCAGCGTCGACAGCTTTTCAGAATAGTCGATTTCATTCGGGCGCATAGAGCAGCCGGCGATTCCCTGGCAGGCGTCGGGCCTTGTCGAGGCGCTGCTTTTGTTGCGCATCAGAGCACGGCTCCTATAGTCTTTGGTTGATGCAAAAAGGCGACCCGGAGCCTCCGTTCCGGCAGCGCTATCTGCTCGGGAGGGACTGTCGCCGGACGACATTACCACCCTCAAGATCCTGATGCGTTTCTCGGCAATGGCGCCGGCCTCGGAGCGTCGGCGGTGAGAGGGGAGGCGTTCGCCCCGGTCCCAAACCGCGGCATGATCACGATCTCGATCATGATGGCGAACATCATGCAGGGCGTCGACAACTCGATCCTCAACGTCGCCCTGCCGCACATCCAGGGCAG